ATCTCAATCTTCCTAAGATTGATCTAAAAGAAATCATTCAACCTCACGATCAAGTTCAAAAAGATCTTCAAGAGTGGTACTATGAAAGAGAATATCCTTCAGAAGATCATGCTGAATATATCAAAAACAATATTGAATATGCTCTTGGAAAATACAAAGAGTTCAAAAAGAATGCTCAGAAAAGTGTAAACTATCTGGTCAAGCAGTTTGAAATGAAAAAGTCTGCAGCAGAGTATCGTCGTTCTGCTACATCCAAGACTGGAGTTATTGATACAAATAAACTATTCAAATACAAACTTACTGAAGATATCTTCAAGAAAGTTACTATCGTTCCTGAAGGAAAGAATCATGGTCTTGTCATGTATCTTGACTGGTCTGGATCTATGCAGTATCAAATGTTGGATACACTTAAGCAACTCTACAACCTCATGTGGTTCTGTAAGAAAGCAGGTATTCCCTTCCGTGTATATGCATTCCAGAATGGTTTGAGTTATGACTTTGAGCACGATCAAGAGGGACATCCTGGTTTTGAAAGGGAAAAAAATCTTCTCGCTCCTACAAGAGATTTCCGATTGGTTGAGTTTTTCTCCTCACGTCAAAACTCTAAGTCTTTGGAGAAATCAATGGAATTGACTTTCCTACAAGTCTTTGCTATGGGTGGTCATCGTATATCTGCAGATCCTAAATACAATCTCGGTGGCACACCACTTGCAGAAGCAATTATGTGTTCTCGTGAAATTGTTGATCTTCTCAGAAAGGTAGAGAATATCACTAAAGTAACTATGATTTGCTTGACTGATGGTGAATCAAATCCTATTTCTTTCCTCACTCCTACTCCTGAAGAGGTGACATGGACAACTGACAAATTCAAGAGTCAATATCTTTGTCATCATAGGAACTGTGTTTTCTTCCTCAGAGATCCTAAGACTGGATACTCTCGCAAGATCAACAGTGATCCTTACAATACTACCAAAGAGATCGTAAGTTACTTCAAAGAAATTACTGATTTCAATTGGGTTGGTATCAGGATTTGTAGCAAAGCAGAATTGAGTCGTCTGGTTCGTTTCACTGCTCCTGAAATTTTTGGTCGAGTTGAGGAACAGTGGAGAAAGCATAGATTTGCATCCATCAAAACAGAAATGGGTTATCATGAATCCTTCTATATGCCAGACAAAAACAATGGCGAAGGAACTATGGAACTAGAAGTAAAGCAAAAAGGTGAAGTTGCAACTAGAGCAGAACTCGGTCGCGCATTCAAAAAACATATGGGTTCTAAAATGACAAACAAAACAGTCCTCAATGCATTCATTGAGCAAATAGCATGAGTGGAGATTATAATACACATAACGATCAACAACCAAACTTAACCTATTTCAAACAAGATCTCATGAAGTGTAAAGTACAATTGTTCATCGCTGGCACCATCTTTGATGAAATCGTAGTTGCGAGAGACTATGACCATGCCAAGAAGATCGCTCTCGCTCGCAATCCTGAAGCAACAGTGATGGGTGTGACAGCAGTGTTCGATTAATTAACTGTCCACTACCCCTTCACACAGCAGTTTCATCTGCTATAATAAACACATACGAACAAAACAATCCGAAAATCCCATGCCTTTTGAACCAAATCCAGTGACAACCGAAGACCTCGTTCAGTATTTGACTGAGCATGTAGGTGAGGAAGTGGGATGCAAAAACATTCGTGAAGCGTCAAATCAGTTGAAAGTATCTTACGCTACTGCTTGTAAACGCCTCAAGTCTTATAAATCTGGTAAAGGCAAGTGGAATCTAACTGCACAAGAAATTGAACGTGCTTACGATGCTCCTTCTGCCTCTCCTGTTCTTGAAGTAACCTACATCCCATCAAAAGATGATTCCTACGTCCCTTTTGGTAACTTCAGCAATGTTCGCAAAGTTATCCAATCTAATCAATTCTATCCTGTATTCATTACAGGTCTTTCTGGAAACGGCAAAACTCTATCCGTTGAGCAAGCGTGTGCAACGACTAATCGAGAGTTGATCCGTGTCAACATCACCATCGAAACTGACGAAGACGATCTTATTGGTGGGTTTCGTCTTGTTAATGGCGACACTGTTTGGCACAACGGACCTGTGGTTGAAGCTTTGGAAAGGGGAGCTGTACTTCTTCTAGACGAGATCGACCTTGCTAGTAATAAGATTCTTTGCCTTCAGTCAGTTTTGGAAGGAAAGGGTGTATTCTTGAAGAAAATCGGAAAATACATCAATCCAAAGGCAGGTTTTAATGTTATTGCAACTGCAAATACTAAAGGTAAAGGCAGCGATGACGGTCGCTTTGTTGGAACTAATATTCTTAATGAAGCTTTCCTTGAGAGATTCCCAATTACCTTTGAACAGGAATACCCTACCGCTTCCATTGAAACTAAGATTCTATTGAACGCAGGTTGCGATCAAGAGTTTGCTGATAATCTTATCAAGTGGGCAGGCGTTATTCGTAAAACTTTCTTCGACGGTGGTGTTGATGAAGTTGTTACTACTCGTCGTCTTGTTCATATTGTAAAAGCACAAAAGATTTTTGGTGATCGTTTGACTGCAATCAAGTCTTGTGTAAATCGTTTTGATGAAGATACTAAACAATCTTTCCTCGATCTCTATACTAAGGTTGACGCAGGAGAAGATTCAGAGTACAATGATGGTGATGTACCCTGTTGATCATGAAATACAATGAAGAAGAACTCCTAAGGGAGTTGAAAGATTACATTGCAGGCACATACAATCAGCATTATGCAACTGACAAGATTCAGACACTAGATCTGATTGATGCCTGTGGTGATGCTGAAGCATTCTGTAGGAGTAACATCCTAAAGTATGCTTCTCGTTATGACAAGAAGGGCACTGCCCGTCGTGACATTATTAAAATCCTACATTATGGATTGTTGCTGCTTTATTTCAGCGACCAAAGTGCAAACCGTGAAGACTATCCCAACCGATGACCGTAATTTCCCGCCCAACTATTGAAGTCCTTAAGAACTTTTGTTCGATTAATAAATCAATCGTTATCAAACCTGGCAATACAATTGCTACTCTTAGCATCAACAAAAACATTCTTGCTATCGCTAAAGTCGAAGAGCAGTTTGATTCGCAGATTTCTATTTACGATCTGGGTGTATTCCTTGGCGGTCTGTCTCTCTTTGATTCGCCAAAGATCGATACTACCGAGTCCAATTACGTCACTGTAAGTGATACTGCAGGAAGGTCGAAGACACGTTTCTTCTATGCTGATCCTGATATCATTACTCAACCTCCTGAGAAAGAAATCAATCTTCCTAGTTGTGATGTAGATTTTATTCTCCCTGCTAACGCACTACAACAATTGCAGAGGGCAGCAAGTATCTATCAACTGCCTGATTTGTGTCTCCATGCTGATGGTGATCAGATGCTGTTGTCTGTGACTGATCGTAAGAATGAAACTTCTAACAGTTATTCCGTTCAGGTAGATGGTATGCCTATGGAAAACACTGATAAGTTCTGTTATTGTTTCAAGGTTGAGAACCTGAAACTCTTGCCTGGTGCTTATCATGTTTACATTAGTAATCAAAACGTCGCTCGTTTCGAGGGCGAAGACATTAAATACTTTATTGCACTAGAACCGTGACCTATTATGCGACACATCCTATTCACGCTGAAAGGTTGCCCCTTTCCTCTTTGTGATGATGAAGCGCACATTCGTAACATGCTTGTAAATGCTGCTGTAATGTCTGGCAGCAAATTGCTTGATGTGTCGTCGCATAAGTTTGAACCTTTTGGTGTAACCGCTGTAGCACTTCTTGCTGAATCCCATATCAGTATTCACACTTGGCCAGAGAAGTGCCTTGCTGTCTGTGATGTATTCACCTGTGGTAATACTACACAACCTCAACGTGCAGCACAATACATGTATGAACGTATGGAGGCATCCGACTGGCACGGAACCGAACTACAAAGAAGTTTTATTGAAGAAGATGAATGATTTTTTATGGGTGGAGAAGTATCGTCCTCAGACTATTGAGGAATGTATTCTTCCCGCCAATGTGAAAGACACCTTTAAAAGTTTTGTTGAACAGGGCGAGATTCCTAATCTCCTTCTGTCTGGAACTGCTGGTGTTGGTAAAACTACAATTGCCAAAGCACTTTGTAATGAGTTGGGAGCAGACTATTATGTCATTAACGGATCTGATGAAGGTCGATTCTTGGACACTGTACGCAATCAGGCAAAGAACTTTGCTTCTACTGTGTCTCTCACTTCTACTGCTCGTCACAAAGTTCTTATCATCGATGAGGCAGACAATACAACGCCTGATGTCCAACTTCTACTCAGGGCATCGATTGAGGAGTTCCAGAAAAATTGTCGTTTTATCTTTACCTGTAACTTCAAGAACAAGATAATTGAACCTCTACATAGTAGGACGACTGTCATTGAGTTTAATGTTCGTGGAAAAGTTAAACAAGAGTTGGCAGGTTCTTTCTTCAACCGTTGCCGAGATATCCTCCAACGCGAGGAGGTCACCTTCCAACCTAGAGTTGTTGCTGAGGTCGTACAGAAATATTTCCCCGACTTCCGAAGAACCCTCAATGAACTCCAGCGATACTCAAGCGCAGGGTCTATTGATACTGGCATTCTGGCGGCGCTAGGTGATGCTAATATCGATTCTCTGGTTGACAGTCTGAAGCACAAAAAGTTCAATGATGTAAAGAAGTGGGTTACACAGAATCTTGATTCTGATCCTACTGCCATCATGCGTA